GTTCGAGTCCCTGACCCCCCACCATCACAATCAAGGGCTTAGGCGATTGCCAAGCTCTTTTTTATTGCCCAAGGGAAGCTGCTGGGGGCAATTGCAAGTCTACCATTTCGCAAAAATGGCTTCGTTTCTTTCCTGTGTTACGCCTAAAACTCGCGCAAAACCGCACCTGCTGCGACATAATATTCAACGTGAGAAATCATGAAACATAGAAGCAATTCAACCCGGATTATGATGTGGGGAGGTGATTGATTTGGCACAAGGGAGATTTTCGCGTTTTTCGCCGAAGGCCGCGCGGGGCGCGGGTTTGCGGGGATTGGGCGCGAAAATGGATTTTGCGAATTTTGCGCAGGGATTGATTGTTTTTTGCGTTTTTTTTGGCACAAGATGGGTCTCGAATGATTGGGGGTTGAGCGGGTTTGATTTGGCTCGGTCATGGGTGTTAAGTTGGGAAAAGTTTAACGCTGTTGTTTGATCCATTGATACACCTCCTCTATGTCGGCGTCTGACAGCATGGTCAGGGAGTCCACGCCGTATGTCTGTTGCAAATGTGCTTTCTTTTTGTCCTGCAAGCCGAAGTCGCGGCATTGGTCGCGGATGGCGGTGATGTGATCGGTGCGCCAGGCTGTTGATTTTATATGGCTGAAGACCTTTTCGACCCTAATAACGGTGCCGCCGAAGATGTTGCCGTCTCCGCTAATGTTGATCGATAGGGGTTCGGTGATTTTATCCCCCAGCATGTTGTCGATTAGCTTATTGATTTCATTCATTCATCCTCCGTTTTATCTACCAAGTTAAGAAATCGGTTTATCGCGCCTTCTTTGAAACCGGTTTCGATGTAATGCTCGTAAATAAGTTGAATCATCAACGCCTTGCGCGCTGGCGACAGGCGCATCCGGCGTCTTGCCAGGTTTTCTTCGAGCGCCGCAATAATCTCCGTCAACAGATTTGCATTCACGACCGGCGATTGCTCGCGCGCGCGTGTTTGCGGTGATTTGTCGTCGCGGGTCACTTCCACGCTGATCGAGCGTTCTTGCTCGGGGCCGCCGTGGCTGGTGCTTGGAGATGAACGGTTTACTTCGGCCTGTATGGTCGCGCCTGGGCGCATTTCCCCCTCTCCGGTTGCTAGCCAATCTATTGTTGTGTTCCCTTCTTCAGCCAAAGCAATCAAATTCTGCATGCCCGGCTCTGATTTTCCAGAAAGCCATGCGCGTAAAGTTCCTTCTGTAACGCCGATTTTTTGCGCAAAAGTTCGCTGGTTTTGTTTGCCCATTATTTCCTTTAATCGCTCTGGAAACCCGCAAAAGTTTGATGCGGCAACTTTTGCGGGTGGCGTATTCTCTGCGTTTTGCGTCATAGTTTATATAATTGCTTGATGTTTATAGTTATTTACGCAATAAGCGTAATTATTTGTGCGGTCATTACTTTTGCGCGAAAAAAAATGTTGAGTTGCGTAAAAAACTAGCGTACCGTATAAATCATGAACACGTTAAACAGCACAAAAAAAGCCAGTCTTCAAGACTGGCATTCCGCCGACATCGTGGCCGCCTTGCGCAAGGCCGGGTGGTCGCTGCGCGGGCTTTCCAAGCATTACCAGTTGGCGCCGACCACGTTGGCGCTGGCGCTGGATCGGCCCTATCCGAACGGCGAGCGCTTGATCGCCGCCGCAATCGGCGTCCAGCCGCAGGAGATATGGCCATCGCGCTACGATAAAGACGGCAACCCCAATCGCGGCCGGCGTTTACGCGGTTTTAGAAAGTTTAACGCCACCTGCGAAATATGCAACGTAAACGTTAAGAAAGGAGGCTGACATGAAGCTTGTCAGAGATACACAGACGTTAGACATTTTCGAGATTCCGGCCGCGCATATTTGCGTGCCGGGCAAATGTGGTTATAGCCGCGAGGTGGCCGAGCGCGTCAGCGTGTTATTGGCCGAGGCCGGCGCGGGCGATCGTTACGCGGTGTGCGCGGAAGTGTCGCGGGTGTCCGGCAAAGACGTGTCGAAGTACATGCTCGACGCCTACGCCAGCCCGGCGCGCATCGATCACGCCTTGCCGTTTTGGCTGGCGCCGGTATTGGAAGAAGTATGCCATTCGCACACGCTGACCGACTGGTTGGTGATGCAGCGCGGAGGCCGGGTTGCCTACGGCAAGGAGGCATTGAAGCAGGAGTTGGGCAAGCTGGTGCTGGCAAAAGACCTAGCCATGAAGGACTTGAATAAGCGCATTCGTCAACTTGAACAGTTGCTTGGAGACGAGCAATGAAGGGCCGGTATTACAGCGCCAAGGAATTGGCCGGATTGCCAGGGTTGCCTGGTTCAGAGCGAGGCATTCAGAAATTAGCGGGCCGCGAAAACTGGCCCTCCCGCCCGCGCCCCGGCAAGGGCGGCGGCAAGGAGTATCCCGAAAGCTGCCTGCCGAAGGCCACGCAACGCGCTTTGGCGGCAAAACGCAAGATTCAGGCCGCCAAGCAAGCGCATATCGAGGCGTCCAAAGAACTGCCGAAAACCTTCTTCATCATGATTGAAGACGATGCTTTCGAGGTAAGAAAGGTATGAGCGCCCAATATTACAGCGCCAAGGAATTGGCGGGTTTACCGGGAATGCCGGAAACAGAACGGCATGTCAGGCGCATCGCTGAAACCTGGCCCTCCCGCCCGCGCCCCGGCAAGGGCGGCGGCAAGGAATACCCCGAAACCTGCCTGCCGAAAGCCACGCAACAAGCGCTGCAAAATCGGCGCGTGCAGGCGGTATTGGCCGACACCTCGCATATCCTGCCGTTGGTGGAGGCCGATCCATTGGCTTATATGAGCCTGACCGACCGGCAGCGGCACGTCAACGATGCGCGGCTGGGCGTATTGGCCGAAGTCGAGCGGATGATGCGCGACGGCCGACTCAAAAAGGAGCAGGCCATTCATGGCTTGCTGGCGATGGCGAAGACGGGCGCGTTGGAGGCGTTTAAGCTCAAGCAGTTAAAAACCGCATTGGACGGGCGCGGCGGCAAGGCGGAAGCGCCGAGCGTGCGCACGATCAAGCGCTGGTTCGCCGATCGCGGCGATTTGGCGCCGAAGCGCAACAAGAAAAACCTGACGCATCCGCAGTGGGCGGCGGATTTTTTGGCCTGCTACCGGCAGCCGCAAAAGCCTAGCATTAGCGCGGCTTACGAAGAATTTAAAGCCAATTGGGCGGGCGACCCGCCCAGCATTGACGCGGTCCGACGCTATTTGCGCAAGCTGCCCGAAATCGAGCTGCAAAAGCACCGCATGGGGCCGCGCGAGTTGAAGAACATCAAGCCGTTCGTGCGCAGGACCTTCGAGGACTTGTGGCCGAACGACGTGTGGTCGGCCGACGGACACACGTTCGATGCCGAAGTGCAGCACCCATTGCATGGCCGCCCGTTTCGGCCGGAGATTACCGGCCTCATCGACATCGGCACGCGTTACATGGTGGGTTTTTCGGTCACGCTGAAAGAATCGTCGCTGACCACGGCCGATGCGCTGCGTAACGCTTGCGAGCGTTCCGGGATTCCGGCGATGTTCTATGTCGACAACGGGTCCGGCTATGCCAACGACCTGTTAAAAGACGAAGCGACCGGCATTTTAAGCCGTTTGGGGATCGAGGTGCGGCATTCGCTGCCATACAACTCGCAGGCGCGCGGTGTGATCGAGCGGGTGCACCGGACGATTTGGGTGTCGCTGGCGAAGACACTGGACTCCTATATGGGCGCGGACATGGACAAGGAAGCCAAGCAGAAGTTTTTCAAAGGCAGCCGCAGTGGTGATAAGAATGGCGTGATCCGCCTGCCGATCGGCTGGCGCGACTTCATGCGGTTGTGCGAAGACGCGCTGAACAGTTACAACGCCAGGCCGCACGGCAGCTTGCCGAAGGCTAACGGCCGGCATATGAGTCCGGACGAATACCGGGCAATGAAGATGCAGACGATCGTCGGTTATGAGCATCACGAGATTAAGCCAGAGGAAGCGGCCAGCCTGTTCCGGCCGCGCGAAACGCGCAAGGTGATTCGCGGCGAGATCAACCTGTTCGGCAATCGCTACTTTGCGCATGCCCTGGCCGATTATCACGACCAGGACATGCACATCGGTTACGACGTGCACGATGCGCAGTGGGTATGGGTTTACGACGAGAACGGCGAGTTTGTCTGTAAGGCCGAGTTTCGCGGCAATGATAAGAAGTATTTCCCGACACCGGTTATCGAGCAGGCGCGCGATCGGCGGGCAAAAGGCCGTATACAACGGGCGGAAAAGGTCATTGACGAGATTGTGGCGGAACGCAAAGGCGCCGAAGCGCTGGAGGTGTTGCCGATACAAGAGATTCCGGGTATGCGGGCCGCGGCGCGCATCGTGGAAGAGAAAAAGGCCGTGGAAGTGGTGGCAGCCATTCCCACGACCGATCAACCCAGGGAGCGCTATGCGTTTTGGCGCGACCTGGACGAACGGGCCAAGGCCGGGGAAGAAATTCCCGAAGCCTATCGGCCTTTCTACAACGCATTCCCCAAATCCGCTATCTGGCGAAGCTGGAATGCGCTTTACAGCGGCGAGCTCTTAGCGGCTCGTCAATCTTGAGGATTTTATGATAACAGAAACACGAACACCGGGCATAGCCCAAATCGGCAACATTGCCCAATGTCAAACCGCGCTTGAGCGCGCCATGTCGCGCAGTGCCAATCTGCCGGGGCTGGTGTGTTTTTACGGGCCGTCGGGCTGGGGCAAATCGCTCAGCAGCAACTACCTGTGCAACACCCAGCGCGGCTATTACGTGCAGGTCAAATCGATCTGGAGCAAAAAAGTCTTGCTGGCCAAGATTTTGGGCGAGATGGGCATCAAGCCGGCGCACACGACCGGCGAAATGCTCGATCAGGTGTGCGATCAGTTGTCGGCATCGGGCCGGCCGCTGGTCATCGACGAGATGGATCACCTGGTCGACAAGAACGCGGTGGAGCTGGTGCGCGACATTTACGAGGGCAGCCAGGCGCCGATTTTGATCATCGGCGAGGAGCAATTGCCGCAAAAGCTGAAGAAGTTCGAGCGGTTTCACGGACGGATATTGGCGTTTGTGCCGGCCTTGCCGGTGACGCTGGCGGATGCGCAATTGCTGGCCGACGTGTATGCGCCGGGCGTGCAATGCGCCGATGATTTGCTGGCGTATTTGGTGGCCGAGGCGCACGGCTCGGTGCGCCGGGTGTGCGTGAACCTGGATCAGGCGCGCGAGGAAGCGGCGACGATGGGCATCAAGGCCATCGATCGGGCTTGGTGCCAAAAGCACAGCGTCAAGTTTTACACCGGCGAAGCGCCGAAGCGGAGGGTTTAACGCATGGCTTTTTTTAGAACGTTTAAAAGCGCCCCTGGCACAGAGCCCGGATTTATCGCGGTGACCGACGCGCGCACCGAAAACGGCGAGCAGTTTATCGGCATCAAGATGGTCGAGAGGGAGGATATTAGCAAGCCGCAGGTGGTGTTCATGCTCGATCGCGCCGAAACCCTGGTCTTGGTGAGGATGTTGCAGGCGACGTTGGATAAGGAGGTGCCGCGTGTCCATTAATAATCGAAAGCCAGTGCACCTGGAATATGCCGGCGGCAAGTCGCCCAGACAGCGGATTTGGGAGCAAATCCGCACCTATAACGGATTCAGCTTCAAGCTGCAAGACCTGATCGGCGATTTGCCCGGCACCATCGACCGCGACACCACGCGCAGCTACGTCAAAGCGCTGGTGGCCGGCGATTATCTGGGCTTCGATGCGCACGGCTTGCTTGTCTTGGCCAAGGACAACGGCGTCGAAGCCCCGCGCATCCGCAAGGACGGTAGTCACGTTACCCAGGGCCGAGCCCAGGAGAACGTGTGGCGGACCTTGCGCACGCTGACCTGTGCGGTCAGCTATCGCGAGCTGGCGGCGCTCAGTAGCACGGCGGAGCATCCGGTCAGCGACGAGTTTGCGCGCGATTATCTCGGCAATCTGGTCAAGGCCGGCTATGTGGACAAGACCGGCGGGCATTTCGTCGAGGAGGGCGGTTTGCCGGCCGGCGCGTCCAAAGTCCGCAAATACCGGCTAAAGCCCAGTAAAAACACCGGCCCACGGCCGCCGATGGTGCAGCGGATCAGCCAGATTTACGATCCGAATCTGGGCAAGGTGGTGTGGAGCAAAGGGGGCGACGATGACGAATAAAGACCCGCGCCTGCTGCAACTGCAACAAGCCGTGGCCGCCAGCTCCATCTCGGCGGTCGCGGCCAAGGTCGGGATGCCGCGACCGACCGTCAGTTTGGTCGTCAATGAGAAGTATCCGGCCAACCCGGAAAACATCCTGCGCCGCTTCGATGAAGTGTGGAACGGCATCGACTGCCCGCATCTGTCGCGGCAATTGAGCCGCGCCGAATGCGATGCCTTCAGCGATCGGCCCCGGCCCAATCAACCGCTTGGCCTGCAACACTGGCGCGCCTGCCAGGCGTGCCGGCACAACCCAAAACGTAAGGAAAGACCATGAACGAGATTCAACACCGACCCTCGATGCGCGCAACCATCGACAGCGCGTTAAAGCATCTGGAAACACTGGAAGCCGCCGGCTTCAAGGTGATCGGCTATCACATCTGCGGCCTGCTGCCCACGTTTACGGTGATGCCGATCAGCGAAATCAAACAACCCGTGGATTATGTGGAGGCAAACCATGAAGACCAATAAATGCCGTTATCCCAATGCCGCACTGATCCGGCACAAAGCCAAGCAGGCCTCCGCGGCGCTGCTCGACCTCGCCAATCTGGGCGTTGAAGTGCAGGCGGTGCGCTTCGACAAGGAGCAGCCAGTGATCGAGGTCAACTATTGCCGGGGCTGCGACAGTATCCATCACGCCGGCATCGGCCGCGGGCGCACTAACGATGGCACCGTCTACATCAAGCGCGTCGCCCACATGCGCGGCTGCCTGGTCGAGTGGAACATGGAGCAGGCCGTATGAAAAGCGGCACGCTTGTTCTCGTCTGCGCCGCCGGCGCGGTGTTATGGGGCCTGCTGATTTTGCTGGTCGCCAGCGTGCAGGCGTTCAACCTGTTATTTAACGCATCTTTTGAATTGGAGGAATGATGGAAACAAAAACGAATATCCCGCCCGGCTATCGAGCCGACAGCTATGGCAGATTGGTGCCAGAAGAGGCCATCAAGCCGCTGGATCTTCTGCGCGATGACACGGTTGCCGGCATTATCGGCGATGCCGTCAATGTGCAAGCGCAAATGAAGGCGTTCAAGGTCAAGGCGCTAGAAAACATTGCTGCCTTTGTCAGCCTGTCGGCGGAGCAATACGGCACCCGTTGGGGCGGAAAAAAAGGCAATCTGTCCCTGGTAAGCTACGACGGAAGATATAAGGTGCTGTTGGCTGTCAGCGACAGTCTAGCGTTCGATGAGCGGTTACTGGTTGCCAAGCAGTTAATCGACGAGTGTATCCACGAATGGTCCGTCGAAAGCAACACCGAGATCCGCACGCTGATCGAGCACGCCTTTCAGACTGACAAACAGGGCAATATCAGCACATCCAGGATTTTCGGCTTGATGCGAGTCAAGATAGATCATGAAAAATGGCAGCGAGCGATGGAGGCGCTAAAGGACAGCATTCAAATCACCAGTACTAGCCAATACCTGCGTTTGTACGAACGCATGGGCGAAACCGAACAGTATCGGCAGATTGCGATGGATATTGCCGGCTTATAACCACTAACCACAACAGAGAAAACCATGACCAAGAAAGAATTGATCGACAGACTGCACAAAAACAACAACGCCCCCCGTTCCGAGGTCGAGCGCGCGGTAAACGACCTGGCGCGGATCGTCGCCGCCGAGCTGGTCGAGAGCGGCGAAATTACCCTGCCCGGCATCGGCAAGCTGCACGTCGCCGACGTGGAAGCCCGCAAAGGCCGAAACCCGCAGACCGGTGAGGAAATCGACATCCCGGCCAAGAAGCGCGTCAAGTTCAAGGCCGCGAAGGAACTGGCAGACCATGTCAACTACTGATCAATAACCCCAACGGACACGGACGTCCACCTTTTCGGAGCAACCATGCAAACCAATCAAAACAAAGGCGAGATGACGCTGTCCGCGCTGGCCTTGCATTTCCGCATCGAGTCATCTGACATGAAACGCACCATCAACGCCTGGCGCCGGCGGCGCCCGGACCTGCCGATTCCGGAGCCGGTGCGCCGGTATCAACGCTTCGACATATACGACAGGGACGAGCTGATGGCCTGGGCCGACGCGGTCGCGCCGAGCAAGCATCGCTATTTCAACGCGATGGCCCAGCGCTTCATTCGCGGCGAGTTCGACCGCGCCGAATTGCGGCAGCAATACCAAATGAAGCGAATCCGCGCCAAGCACGCGTTGAGACTGTGCCATGCCGCCTAAATCCGACCGCTTCAAACAAGCCGAGCTGGCGAAGATTCATATCGCCAAGAAAGAACTCGGCCTCGACGACGCCACCTACCGCGCCATGCTCAAGCAGGTTGCCGGTGTCGAATCGAGCAAGGATTTATCCGCCCAGGGCCGCGCCCTGGTGCTGGAGCATTTGAAAAAAGCCGGCTTCCAGGGCAAGCACCCCGGTAAGCCGCACAACCTGACGAGTCAATCCCCCCGCGCCGCCAAGCTCGGCAAGATCGAGGCGCTGCTGGCCGACGGCAAGCTGCCTTGGGCCTATGCGGTGGCGATCGCCGGGCGCATGTACGGCAAGGAGCGCCTCGAATTCTGCTCCGACGACGAGCTGACCGGCGTCATCACCGCGCTGGTGAAAGACCAGAAGAAACGTAAAGCCCCTCACCCCGGCCATCTCCCGGAGGGAGAGGGAGAAAAGCAATAGGAAAACCGATGGATATTGCAGACATAGCCCAACAAAACGAAGACATCCTGCACCGCGCGCATTTGCAACAATCGCGGCGCGAAACGACCACGGCGGTCGCCACCGGCCGGTGCCTCTTTTGCGAAGAACCCTTGCCGCCAGGACTGCGCGGGTGCGGATCGGAATGCCGCGACGACTGGGAGCGCGACAACATATGAGCAAGAAGCGCTTCATTCAGGCGGTCGTGATCCGCTCCTTGCCCGCCCACGGCAAGCTGACCGAAGCCGTGCAATACGCCGAGAACCTGTGGGACGGACTGACCCAGCTCGGCTACGGCTCCGACCACAGCGCCCCGCGCGAAAGCCGCGACTTTTACGACGAACTGAGCGACCGGCAAAAGCGCCAGTTCGTCCAGTTCTGGCGCGCCTTCGATTACAAGAAGGACAGAAACGGCGCAGCGATGCGCTGGGGCCAACTGGGCGAGCTGTCCGACGACGACGCCAAGCGCATCATCGACGCCGCCGCCAAGGACGCGCAAAGACAACTGCCGCCAGGCCAGGCGCGCAAAATGGCGCAGGGCTGGCTGTTCGAAAAACGCTGGCTCGATTACGCGCCGGCGCCGAACGGCGAAAAGCGGCAACAGAATCATGTGCTGTCCCGGCTGATCGCCGAGCTGGAGCATGTTAAACGCCTTTATGAACAGGCACCGAACGAGGGATTGTTAACGCAAATCCACAAACTCGAAAAGGCGATTGCCGATGCCAAACGAAATCCAGCCGGATAACCTGGCTATTGACCTGTTGCCGAGCCGGATAGCCGACCTGGTCGAGGTGATCGGTCTCAAGGCCGCGTTGAAGATTGTCGAGCTGCGCGGCGGCATCCGGCTGTGCGTGCCGAAAAAGGCCACGCCCGATCACTGGCTGGCCGAACACATCGGCATCGAGGCGCTGACCCAGTTGTGCAAGATTTACGGAGGTGAAATCATCGAGATCGACCGCTGCGCCGCCGCGCTCCGAGCCGTGTTCGAGGCCAGCATCGTGCGTGAACACGACGCCGGCGCCAGCAACAGCGAGCTGGCCAGGCGCCACGGCTACACCGAGCGCGGCATCCGGAAACTGCGCCGGCGCGTGGAAAGCCGCGCGCCGTCGCTCAATTACGATTTATTTGATGAGGACTGACATGAACGCCCACGTCGCCGCCTATTACCGCGCCTTGTGCCAGGCCGCCGCCGCAAAAGGCGATTATTTCCACCAGTGGCTCTATTACACCTGGGCCAAGCTGGAGCAAGACCCGAACTGGAAGGCGCAATGACCGACCGCGACTGGCTCTGTCGTAGATCGCAAAATTAACGCGCGCCTATGAGAACGCCGAACCTAGCCGCGACGCCTCCAGGCGTCGCGTTGAATGACGTGTTATACGCTTGGAGTAGATTATGGCGTGTGAAAAACATAAAGAACAACCAGTAAAAGGATACAACGATTGCCCTGGATGTGAAGTCGAAATGCTTAGAAATAAAATATATGAATTAAAGGAAGCATTGGTCAGATGTAGGCATCAAGCGTCGTATTCGATAGGCGATAGAGACGCGCTCTCACGACAATTAAATTTTGTGAGAGAAATTGTTAATGAAGCGTTGAACGTATAACAAAAGGCTCAAGGCATAAGGGATTAGCACATAGCCTTAGGCAATATTTAGGAAATCGGGGGTTATACTTATCGCTTTAATCGTAGCTAGCCTGATTTAGGAAGGAAAAAGCATGAGCTTAAAGCTTGAAAGAGGGGCCAATTTTTCTTTAACAAA